TCAAGCTGGTCGAGGCCGACCAGGTCGCCAACCCGACGTGGATTCTCGAGCTCGGTGCCATCGACGGCCTGCGTCTTGACGATGCCGGCAATATCGTCGAGTGGCACATCATGCGGCACCACCCCGGGTCGCTCACCTGGAACAGCAACGAAGGCGATTGGGTGCCGGCCGATCGTGTGCTGCATTGGGCCAACATCGTCCGGCCCGGTCAGCACCGCGGCGTCGGCGAGGTCGTGCCTTCGTTGGAACTGTTTGCCCACCTGCGGCGGTTCACGAACGCCACGGTGACGGCGGCCGAGACGGCTGCGAACTTCGCGGCGCTCATTCACACAAACAGCCCGGGGTCTGACAACGGTGCCGCAGAAATGCCGGCGTGGGAAACCATGCCGATCGTCAACGGCACCATCATGTCGCTGCCCGACCAGTGGGACGCGACGCAGCTGCGGCCCGAGCACCCGACAACGACCTACGCCGAGTTTGAAAAGCGGCTCGTGAACCAGATCGCCCGCGCTCTGGATATGCCGTACATCGTGGCCGCGATGGACTCGTCTGCCGCGTCTTACTCGTCCATGCGTGGCGACTACCTCGTCTACCGCAAGGCGATCGCGACGCTGCGGGCGGACCTTGAGCGGCACGTTCTTGACCGCCTGCTCGGTGCGTGGCTGGACGAGGCGGCGCTCGTGCCGAATCTGATCCCGCGCGGCCTGCCGCCAATCGCGCAGTGGACGTGGTCGTGGACGTGGGACGGCTTCGAGCACGTCGACCCGTCGAAGGAGGCGGACGCGCTGGAGACTGCGCTGCGGACGCACACCACGACGCTCGCCGCCGAGTACCAGAAGAAGGGCAAGGACTGGAGACAAGAGTTGAACCAGCGGGCGGAAGAGATCGAGGTGATGAAGGATCTCGGCCTGTTCGTTGACCTTGAGCCGGAAAAGACGCAGTCGGAGGTAGCGGCACCAGCAGAGTGACCACCGGAGGACCGCGGCATGTGGGACTTCGACGGCTACGACGACGACGACGACATCGAAGACATGATCCTGGTGGAGTTCCTATGAGCAACAAACAAAGCAAGCACCGAAAGCACATCGCGGCGTCCGCCGGCGAGGGGCTGCGTCGCATGACGCTGGCGGCCGACTTCGCGGTGGCCGCAGCCGCGGACGGGGCGCAGCCCACGTTCCGGCTCGTGGCCTACACCGGTGCCCCGATCCGGCAGTCGTGGTCGCGCAATGCGCTCGTGATGGATCTGGCAGGCATGGACCTGTCGAACCAGTCCATCCCGATCCTGTTCGGTCACGACGCGTCGCTCGAGTCGGTGGTCGGCCAAGCGACCGCGGTGACGTCGGACGGGTCGCAGCTGATCGTTGAGGGCGTTGTGCTCGGCGTCAGCGACACGGCGCAGCGTGTGCTGGAGCTCGCCCGCCGCGGCATGAAGTTCCAGGCGTCGGTTGGTGCCGACGTTGGCCGCATCGAAAACATCCAGGCCGGCGAGTCCGTGTCGGTGAATAACCGCACGTTCGCCGGTCCGGTTTCCATCGTCCGCGGCTCGTCGCTGCGGGAGACGTCGATTGTTCTCATGGGCGCGGACGGTGCTACGACCGCATCCATCGCAGCCACCCAGGAGGTCGATATGGCGGACAACGCCACCCAGACGCCCGACGAGACGAAGGTCTCGGCGGAAGCCCCGGCGACGAACGCCGTGGAGACCCAGAAGCCCGAGGTGCAGGCGGTCGCCCCCGTGGCCCCGCCCGCCTTCGACAAGGAGAGCATCGTGCGCGAGATCAAGGCCGAGATCCTCGGCGAGCTCCGTAGCTCGCGTGCCCCGACCCCGGCGATCCACGTCGCCGAGCCGGTGGACGGCGTCAAGGTCGTCGAGGCCGCCCTGTGCAAGCAGGCTGGCTTGCCGCACCTTGAGAAGAGCTTTGACGGCCGGACGCTGGAGGCGGCGGACAAGGTGGTGCGCGACGTGTCTATCTCGCAGGTGCTGCTCAAGGCCGCGAAAACCAACGGCTACACCGGCGGCGACCGCGTCACGCAGTCCAACGTCATGCCGATGCTCCAGGCGTCGTTCGCGACGCACGACATCTCGAACCTGCTGGCCGCGCTGGTCAACAAGTTCCTCCTGTCGGGCTTCATGGCCGTGGAGCGGTCGTGGCAGGAGATCAGCGCCATCCGCAGCGTTGCCGACTTCAAGGCCATCAACCTGATGCGTCTCAACGGCTCGCTGAAGTTCCAGAAGGTCGGCAACGCCGGCGAAGTCAAGATCGCCGCGGTGAACGACTACAAGCGGTCCGTCAACGCCGACACCTGGGGCATCACGACCCAGCTCACGCGGCAGGACATCATCAACGACGATCTCAATGCGTTGTCGATGGTCCCGCAGCGCATGGGTCGCGGTGCGGCTCTTGCGATGAACGACACCGTGTGGGCTGCGTTCCTCGACAGCAACTCGTCCTACTACCAGTCGGTGACGGCTGCGGCCGGCAACGCCCTGTCCTACTCGTCGCTCGAAACGGCGGTGACTGCTTACCGCCGGCTCAACGACCCGGACGGCAACCCGCTGTCGATCGCTCCCCGGATTCTGCTTGTGCCGCCCGAGCTGGAGCCGAAGGCCGTGCAGCTGATGACGCAGTCGGCCCTGATCGTGACTTCGCTCGGCAGCACGTCGAGCAAGGCGGTGGAGCCGTCCGCGAACCCGTTCGTGGGTCGGTACAAGATCGTCACGAGCAACTACCTCCCGGCCGCCGGGACCGTCGCCAACTCGACGTGGTGGCTGCTCGCCGATCCGGCCGACCTGAGCGCTTTGGACGTCGTGTTCCTGAACGGTCAGCAGGTGCCGACCATCGAGCAGGTGATGATCGATTACCAGCTGTTGGGCGTGGGCCTTCGCGGCTACATGGACTTCGGCGTGATCAAGTCCGAGCCGCTGTCCTGCCTCCGCATGGCGACCGCCTGACGCTGACCGTGACCAACCGTAGCCGGTCGGCGGTGACGCCCAAGCACCGCCGGCCGGCGTGACAAACAAGAAACTCCAACCACAGAAAGAAGGTGATCAAGATGGGTGCTTACATTCAGGATGGCGACCTGATCGACTACACGCCGGCGACGGGTGTGGCGGCGGGCGACGTGGTGCAGATCAACAAGCTCGTCGGCGTGGCTCCGCGGCCGATCGCGGCGAACACGCTGGGCGCGGTGGCGATCGAGGGCGTGTTCGCGTTTCCGAAGCCGACCGGCGCCGGGACCGACTACGCGGCCGGCAGCAAGGTGTACCTCTACAACAATCAGGCCGTGACCGGTTCGACCGGCGTCCAGGCCGGGTACACGGTCGCCGCCGCGGCGACGACCGACACCACGGTGCGCGTGACGCTGTTCCCCGGCTCGTGATCGTGACGTGCTGACCTCCGGGCCGGCGGCGGGCAATCGTGCCGTGCCGCCGGCCCGCGGCGGCTGGAGGTGCCATGCAGGACATGATCGGCCAGGGCGCCGCGTGGTTTCGCCAAGTCGCCCGCGAGCATCTGTCGGTGATGGTCGAGTACCGGGCGCTCGGTTCGCTCGTCCCGGCCACCGTGCCCGCGATGATCACGACGACGCGACACGAAACGATTGACCCGACGGGGCAACTCGTGCGGATCGAGTCCCGGGACTTCTTCGTCAACACGGACGACTACGCGGCGGTGCCGAAGAAGGGCGACCGCGTCTACGCCGAGGGCAACGTCTACGAGGTGTTCTCGCCGTTCGGCAGCAACGCTTGGATGTGGGCTGACCGTCAGCAGAAGATCCGCAAGATCCACACGCAACTGGTGCCGTAGTGCCCTATTTTGCGATCCAGTCACCGACAAGCGGCAACGCGACGCAACTGCGTGGCGTGACGATCTCGGCGACCGCGCCGGCCGGTGGCCAGGTGCTGGTCTACGACGGCTCGTCGTGGGGGCCGGCTGCGGGCGTCACGGGACCGACGGGGGCCTCGGGCCTCGACGCCCCGCGGTTGCTCAACGGCACGACCGGCCCGGTGAGCGGCTACGGCCGCAATGGCGACTACTTCTTGAACACGAACGCCGGCGTCTTCTACGGACCCAAGACAAGCGGCTCGTGGGGCGCGGGCCTGCAGCTGCAGACCGGCCAAGCGGGACCGACCGGCCCGGCCGGCGTCGGCAGCACCGGTCCGACATCCACGACGCCGGGGCCGACGGGCGCCACGGGGCCGACAGGCTTCGGGGCCACCGGCTCGGCGTCAACGGTCACCGGTCCCACGGGCTTCGGCGCCACAGGTCCCACGGGCTTCGGCGCCACCGGGCCTACCGGCCCGACCACGTCGATCACGATCGGGCAGGTCAACAGCGGCAGCACGCCATCCGCCACGCTGACGGGTCCGCCTGGGGCGCAGGTTTTGTCGCTCGTGCTCGCTCGAGGTGCGACCGGCAGCCAGGGTGCCGCGGGCGCAACCGGCCCCATCGCGGGACTCGCGATCGGTGACGTGGCCGACGGAGGCACGGCCGGTGCGTCGATCTATCCCGACGGCATCGGCGGGTATCTGTTGGGCCTGACGCTGCCGCGAGGACCGACGGGAAGCGTCGGAGCGACCGGAACCGCCGGACCAGCGGGTCAGTCGATCACAGGGCCTTCGGGATCGCCGGGCGCCCCGAGCACGGTGCCGGGACCGACGGGCGCGACCGGCGAGCGTGGAAGCACCGGTGAGCGCGGAGCAACGGGCGAGCGCGGCGCGACGGGCGAGCGCGGAGCGACCGGAAGCGCCGGACCAGCGGGGCAGTCGATCACCGGTCCTTCGGGTCCGGCTGGCGCGGTCGGGCCGACGGGTGCCCCGGGCGCATCCGGCGCACTGATCACAGGCCCTACCGGCCCCGCCGGTGCGGGCGGCGGCGGCTCGTTCTCGTGGTCGACGGTTCCGGCGAGCCCTTCCGAGACTGCGTCTGCCGGCGCGATGGCATACGAC